GCTACTAATGCTTTAGCTAGTAGTGCAGATATAGATACGATAGTGCAAGGTTCTAGTAATACTGTTCATATTGATTTAGATGTTGACTCAGGTACAAACTACATAGATCTTGATGGCGATTCAAATACAGTAGATGTTGTTCAATCAGGCTACGCTGGCGGTTACTTTAAATTAGAACATGATGGTAATACAAGGAGCTTTGACATTGACCAAACATCTACTCAAGACAATGATTGGTTGCGCATTACTTCTTCTGGAAACGCTGGATCCGTGTGCGTACAGCAAAATGACCAGGGCTCAAACGTTGGATGTTGATATAGGAAGTATCACAGAGCTAAACGGAAATACTAGAGTAGTAAGAGACAAGCCATACGAAAGTGAAATTAATTTTTCACTAAACTCTATGGACAAACTAGAAACTGCAGCGGGACGTATGGGTGTAACGTTTAGAGATGAAACAACTATACGTTTAACTGAACATAGCAACGTTGTAATAGACGAGTTTGTATTTGATCCTGATCCCGCCAAGTCAACAATGGCTCTTAATTTTATTAAAGGCACGGGGCGTTTTATATCCAGCAAAAAACCACGTATACCAAAAGATAACATTACAATTCGTACGCACGCAGCCACAATAGGAATAAGGGGCACCGATTTTACAATTACTGTAAAAGAGACGGGAGAAGCACTCGTTATTTTACTCCCTGATGAATTTGGTAATGCTAGTGGAGAGATAACTGTAAATACAGCTCTTGGGCAAGTTATACTAAATAGACCCTATGAAAGTACAACAGTGTACAACTTTGAAACGTCTCCTACACCTGCTGTTATTCTTAATTTAGACATGTCAATGATTGATAATATGTTGATTGTAAACCCACCGTCTGCAGCTGAAGACAGCACAGGTGAAGAAACTAGTGCAAATAATAATAGTATTTTAGATGTTGATTTTCTTGAGTTTGATGAACTAGATACAGATGAACTAGAACAAGATAATTTAGAATATACAGAGCTTGATATAGATTACCTTGCTGCTAATTTTCTTGAAGATTTGTTAGATGTAATACAAGAAGTTGATGAGCTTTCAAAAGCAAGCAGTACATTAAGTGAGCAAGGTGTAAAAGGTACAGCTATAGGATTTGATAGCGATACACAAATTAATACGTTTGTTAATGAGAGCGAAGTTAAATTTATTAGACAAGTAGAAAACAATTTACAACTACAAGTTTCTAAAGAAGGGAGTTATGATATTAGGATAGAACAAGGAGGTAAAACAAACCAGGTAAGTACGAATGGTGGTACTGCCTCTACAATTACAATTAAGCAGGGGAGTTAAATGTACGAATATAAATGTGAAATAGACAGAGTAGTAGATGGAGATACAGTAGATGTAATTTTAGATTTAGGTTTTTCTATATTACATAAGGCCAGGGTAAGGTTGTATGCTGTAGATACACCTGAATGTAGGACAAGAAATAAAGATGAAAAAGCTAGAGGTCTTTTAGCTAAGAATTTTATCTTACAAGCTGTTAAAGCTGGGGAAAAGTTTGTAATCCAAACGCATTTAAAAGATTCTAAAGGTAAGTTTGGGAGAGTTCTTGGCACTTTAGTTATAGATGAACTAAATATAAACGAAGCTTTAGTAGACAACTATTTAGCAGTAGCTTATTACGGTCAAAACAAGAATGATGTAGAAGTATCACATCAACTTAACAGAAACAAACTAATAGAAACTGGGTTGTTTACACCTGTAACTTAATCTAAAAATTTTGATAAAACTATAGAGCCCAATATAAATGGGTATACAGCCCATATCATGTTTTCTAGTTTTTTAAATTTAGCAGAACCTTCATCGAGTCGTTTTTCGATGTATTCGTATCTGATTGCACATTCTCTTTCGTGTGCTTCTATTTTTGCAAAAGATTCTTTTACTGTTGCCATAATAATTACCTAAGCTTTTCGTCCGTTTCGATCTCGTGGAAAAGATCTGTTTTTGCTTTTGTTAACAACACGTAAGTTGTAAGGGCTGTTGTTCATTGGATTACCATCTACATGATGCACATCGTTATTGTCACCTTTACGAACTTGACCATTACGAAGCGCTGCACGTCTAACTTTGTTACGCATTGCTCTTCTTTTCTTTTGTTCAGGAGTGCCTTGATATTTCCTGTATTCTTCTTTGTAATTACGTCCCATTATTTACCAACCTTGTTCATTGCTTTTTTATGAGATTCAGTGAACGTAGAACCGCGGTTCATCATAGTAACCATGCTTTTTATATGTTTAGCAGTATGATGCTTTGCATGTTTTTTCATTGCAGTTTGCTGGCGTTTGTTTAAAGAAGAAATATTTACACCTTTTATTTTTGCCATTACTTACCAACCTTTTTAAAATCATGTTTAAGTTCATATTCTATCTTAACAGATTTTAATTTATTTAAATAAAATAATGCTTTATCTAAATCTTCTATTTTATTTTTACTTGGATATCTCCATAAGTATTTTAATACATTTCCACGCAGCCAGCCTTCAAATTGTTCTGCAGACATAGCAGATTCAATAGCGTCTATACATTCAATGGGCCCCTGGTCAGTGTAATGTGGGGGATTGTTTACAAAGTCAGTCATTTCTTTTTCCATTTGTATGCAAGCAATGTTGTTGTAGTATGTTTACCCAGTCATTAATATGTATGGATTTATCTATAAATTCTTCTTTAGTATAAGTATTTACGTCTTCAAAGCTTGAAGTTAATTTGATAATTCTGTTTTCGCATCCTGCAATAACGTACACAGGGACTTGGTTTTTAGATTGTGATGTAAGCCAAAGTTCTTGTTGTTTAGATAAACCAAAATTAATTTTAGAAGTATCTTTTACAGGTAACACAGGTTTGTATTTGTATTCTACAAACGCCGAAGCGGCTGGCCCACTGTAGTAAGCGTCAGGCACACCTCCATGATAAGGATCGTTTATTTTCCAACGGTAGACCTGGCTAGAAAGTTTCTTATGTATTTTATTAATAAATTGACTTTCGTTCACCGCATAAGAATAACATAAAAGAGGGGTTGTACACGAGTAATTGGTTGTTTTTATGATGTTTTACAATTACTTATCTCGCCGTGTACTTCCCCTCTCGCAAGCACTATTTACTTAGTAGCAGGTTTTTTGACCGCTTGATAAACAGCTTTCGCTTTTTCATAGTCTTCATCGTGAACCCATCCTTGATTCTCGACAGAGAGATTATGAAACTTTTGACCAGCACGGTTTTGTGTAGAAACAGAAGCTAACTTCCATAAGGAAGAAAACCTATCGCCACCTAACTGTGCTATTTGGGTGTTCCACTCTCGTGATACACGTAACTTAGATGAGGAAAAATCCATTTGAAACGGAGTATTTATAAGTTCTCCTGTTTCAGAATCTTTTCTCATTAGTAAATGACTATGAGTTTGTATTACTTCAAAGTCATCGGCACTACCAGATTGTTGTTCTATAAGTGCGTCTGCTTCAGTTGCTGAAGCACAAGTACCTACTAAACCTCCACCTTTGTCCCGTTTACGCCACACAACAAATTCGTCATTGAAATTAATATTCAAGACATAAATCTCTTTGCCGTATAGCTCGTTAGTTACTGTATTTAACAACAACCCAGGCTCAGCTCCTTCAATGTACGCATCGTTGCTTTTATCAACTTCGGCGTTCATTTGTTGAAGAAGTTTAACTCTGGGAGTTTGTAAATCAGCAGCTGTAACGTTCTCATTACCTAAGCCTTGGGCTTCTGTAACATGAGCTGGCACTGTACTAGACACCAGAGATACTGCTTTTTTATCTTTGTCCATCTTTCATGGTCCTTCTTTCTTGGTTAATGTTACTTTGACCTAAAATTAATTCGGGTCAACTCCGTTGGCTTTACACCAGGAACGTCTAAGTTCATAGTGCGTAGCTCCCTATAAGCAGTAGCTGACATGCGCTTCTGTAACAACTCAAACTGTCCAGTGTCTCGAACATGTTGTTGTACTTTGTCCCAGTCTTCTACTGTAGGTACAATTTCTTTTTTCAACGAAACTGTACATACCTCATTGCCGACTCTGTCTATACCTTGCTGGTCTAGCCTAGTCATTAATGTTGCTTCTAGTTCTCTTTGACGTGACTTTAACTTTTTTTCTACTTCTTGCAGAGCTTTTATCTCTCCTCTAGTAGAAGTTAAAGTGTCTAATAAATTATCTATAGTTTGTTCTTCGTAACTCATGCTGCCTCCTGTGCATATAGTTTAGTAAGTACGTGTAATAAGTTTTCCATTTTGCCTAACTTACCATTAAGCTTTTTATACACTTCTTTTTCCCAAGTATTACGTGCTGCAATTAGAATTGTTTCAGTTTTCTGTGTTTGACCAGCTCTGTGAATACGTCTATTGAACTGTTGGAAGTGCTCTGCATTGTATGTAGGACTACACCAAATGCAGGTTGTTGCTTTAGTAAGTGTAAGTCCATGACTTGCAGATTGTGGATGAGCAAATAGGACTTGTATTTGACCTGCTTGAAACCGCTGGACTATGCCTGTACGTTTACTAGCAGGTGTTTCACCATCAATAACTTCGTATGTAATTTTTTTCTTTTCAGCTATTGTGGTTAATGCATCGCGTTCGTGTTTCCAATTAAAAGCTACAATGCTGTGCTTACGAACTGAAACTAGATCCATAACCATGTCATGTCGCTGCTCGTGAAAGTATTGTACGTTACCTTCTTCATCGTATACTCCGCCAGAAACAAGTTGTAATAACTTTTTAACTCTAGCGCCTGCGTGTACTGCATTAATAGTGCCCATTTTAGTGTACAACACTGAAGATTCTTGCAGCGTTTTGTACATTTTATGCACTGCAGGGCTAAGATCTGTATATAGAGTACGAACAATATTTTTAGGCAAGTCTATACAATCTTCCAGGGCGTGGCGTATAGTAATGTCGCTAAGCATTTTAGCAACAGTTTCTTCAATGCCTGGTTTGTCTATCCATTCGTTAGCAAAACCATTAAACCTAGAAGTACATACCTGATTTCTAAAAGAATAAAAACGATTTCCTAAACGTTTACCATCGTCAACACATAAAGACGGATGCCATAAATCTAGAATAGTATTACTATTAGGAGTACCAGACATAAAGATCCTACGATCAAAATGTCCGACCAAAGTTTTGAGATTTTTAGAACGTTTTGAATCTTTGTTCTTAAACGCTGTAAATTCATCCACAACCAAAGTGTCAAATCTTTCAAGGTACTGCGGATTTTTGATGAGAAAGTTGACAGCTTCAAAGTTAGTAATGACCATATCGAAGTTTTTATCTTCAAATATTTTTTTGCGATTTTTAGCATAAGCGACTCCGCAATTTATAGTTGGTTGAAATTTCTTTATATCATCTACCCAAGCTGCTTCTAAAATGGATAGTGGAGCAAAAACTAGAGTAGTGCAGTTTAAAGGAACATGAGCATCTAAGACTGAACGTGTTTTACCTGTCCCTGGATCTGATGTAATAAAACATCTAGGGTTGTTAATAATAAATTGGGTAGTGTCAGTTTGATGTTCATAAGGAGGTGGTGCGGGAGTATTTGAACTCATAGATTTGTGTCCTGTATTTAGTATTTATTACTGTATTTATATTTGTATTTAGCATTCTATTATAACTATTCTATACCATGTTGGCAAACTGGATAATCACCTTTTCCATAAGAACACCATCGGCAATTCATTTTAGATGGATTAGGTAAAAACTCAGTTGCTGTTGTCATAGCAACAGCTCGTTGATGTAGGGTTGGCATAAAGACCATAGCTTCATCTCTAGTGTATGCTTGAGTAGTAACTTCTCCATGATCTAAATACCATAGCTCTGTTTGAGCATGTTGTAACTCAGGGAATTTAAAAAAACTACCAATAGCATAAGTAAGTGCTTGTTGAGAATGGCTTATTTCATTACCAAACATACGACCTGTTTTGTAATCTATAACACGAGCTGAAGTTTCTGTTTCATGTACAATTGCATCTAATTTAATACGGCCCCACGTTTCAGGTGTTAACCAACCGCAAGGCTGCCAGTCAATTGTAAAACCCCATTCTCCTTCAAGTTCTACAGTACCCGACTGGTATAGTTCTTTTAACTTTTTAAATTCAGACTTAAACTTATTAAGTTCAATAGGAAATTCTTCTAATTTACCATTTACATAGTCTTCAGCTTTTTGATGTATTTCACTACCGCGTTTAGCAGCAGGACCGTAGTCTTCTTGTATACGTCTAACTTTAGCTATGTAGCTACGATAAGCACATGTTTCAAATGTTTTAAGGGTCGAGTGAGACCAAGCTGGGATTAGTCCAAGCTCCTCTGGGGTCTCAGGCTCGATTACACTATCGAGATCTGGACGCTTGTCTTGTACAAGCTTTACCATAATTTACTTATTTGCAGTATTCCTGTTTATAAGTTCCATATCTTTAGCATCAAAATGTTCTTCTGCTAATGACTCTTGTATATCTTTACTTAAAACCCAAGTTAATAGTACGCCTCGTGGGGCTGATCTATTTTCACCTTCGCCCATTCTTTTACGAGTGGTAGTCACATTTAGTCGACTCATGGCTTTAGTAAAATCTCGTACAGATAACGTCTTCCTGTTGTCTGTAAGTACATCATACACTAATTTAAGGTGTTGCATAGGGATAATAAGTTCTACGCCTATAGAAGCCACCCAGTTCTTTACATAGCGTTGTGCTGTACTTATTCCTCCAGCATCAAATGTGTTTGTAAGCGGGATATCTAAAATTTCTACAAAATACTCTAGATTGTTTTGTTTAATTGCATTAGCAAACTCTTCAAGAACTGACATACTAACGAGCTTCATGTCTTTCTTAGCATCATTCTCTAGTGCAGTGTGAGCCATACGTTCATCTACTTTAAAGTTTCTAAGTAATCCTGAAAAAGCAAACAACTCTAACTCCAGCTCAGGAAGCTTTGTAAGTAAATCAGGTAATGCTTTCTCTAGTTTACGTTCTTGCCTGGGAGCTACGTTGTAACGTCTATCGCCTTCTTCTATTTTGACAGCATCAGCTCGGTTAGTAAGAAATATAAAGTTACAATAGCTAGGCAGCTCTACCTGGTTTGTACGCATAGCACGGACCGTAAGTGTTGGTTCTGTAATTTGGTGTTTAAGTTTGTCTGCCATACGACCTATGTTGCCAGAATCACCCATTCTAAATTCATCCACTACTAAAAAGAGTGCAGTACGCATGTATAAATTGTATTGTTCTTCTATATTTTCTAAAGAACGCATAGGTGCTTGTGCTTCCCCAAATAATAATTTTAGAATTCTATGTACAAACAGGCCTTTACCAGTCCCAGGTACGCCCGTAAATATCCATGCCGTCATAGTCTTACGTTTGTTTTGGTATATATAAGCAAGCCAGTTAATAAAATGTTCTACTTCTGTTTGACCATTACCCAAAATGTGTTTCATAAGACTGTAAGTATTGGGTATGTACTTAACAAAATTAGCTGCTTCTCCGTATTCAGTTTCAGGCATTTTTAAATCAGGCTGTAAAAGATATTTAGTTTTCCTAAATAAATTTACAAAGTAAGGTGATTGATCTAAATTAATACCTACACTAGATGATGGATCAAAAACTACTTGAGCATCAGGTATAAAGTCAGGCATAGGGCGATTATGTGTACGCATAAATCCTTCTAAAGACCCTTTTTGTGTAGGCGTGAGTGGAAATTCATCCGTAAACTGTTCTTGATTGTTATCAAATACGCCGTTATAAAAAGTATCAGTATAAAAGTCTCTTAATACTACTGGTCTGACTTCTTTACCGCCGTCCATTTGTTTTGCAAAGACCTCGAAGATGCTTTTATAAAAGTCTGGGTCTGCTTTCTGTATTTCAAATACAGGCTCACCTTTAAAATTGTACATATAGTGAGGGTTGGTAAGAATAAAATAGTAGGCACCGCTGTCTCCTCCGTTTATATTACAGTTAACATAAGGTTCACTAACCCTACAGACTTCTATAGTCATACGATCAGGGTTTTGTAGAACTTCTTGAGATTCGCCTCCTATATTAACTGTAGTAACACGTTCGCGTTTCTTAGTAAGTCCTGCTTTTTTACGTAAACCATCTTTAATTTGTACACCTACGTTGTGAACTTTCTCTGGATTAACATCCTTTAACAAGGGACCTATGTCCACGGTCGGTTCACCACGAGTAATGCATACAAACCTTTCACCAGCTATAGGGTCTTGTGCACCGTTTACAAATTTAGGTGGTGCAATATAAATAAGCTTTGAGTTATCAGCTAAGCTGACATCCAATGGAAAAGCTATACTTTGACCATTTGCAGATAAATTTAATTGATTTGCTAGAAAATCTATTTCGTAGTTTAAAACTTTAAACCATTCTTTAAGTACTTTTGGATGCACAGGATGTTTAAGCATAAAAAATAAATGCATAGATACTTTGTTACCTTTAAGTCCCAGGGATGCAGAAGCTTGTGCAATGTAACTTACATCTTGAAATTCAGGGGGTAAGTATGTAACAAATTGTTCTGCTATTGTTTGTATATCAAAAGTATTTAAAGTTGATTTAGAGGAAGCTATTGGAAACTCAACTCCGTCTAAATCTAAAACTAACAAATCAGTCTGAGCAACACGATCAGTCATCATCGCTCTAGACTCATTTTTTAATTTCTTTTTTAGTAAACCTTTATGTAATGCGGCTCCTGATTTAGCGTATTTAATTAAAAGCTCGTAGAATTCGGTAAATCCTTTAGATGTTTTTTCTAGCTTATGGTGGTAAGAAGTAAAATTCTTAGCTAAGGGGTAGGGTTTTTTCGTGTTTGGTGATATTTCTTTAATAAGATGTTGTTTCGCCTTAAGAAATACAACTTCCATAATAATTCTCCTTTACTTTCTTTTATTATATAGTTCCTGACGATCTATTTTTAAGTCGATGTCAGCTTCAAAAGCTAGTCTGACTTGTTTGTTCCCTAGTGAAGTTACTATGATTTTACACAAGATCTCTTCAGGATCGTCTTCTCTGTAAAGTACAATAGATTCGTTAATTCTTCTTGTAAGTATAAGGTTGCTCATTACTTATCATATACCTTACTGTAACCGCCTTCGGCATCTAAAGGTAAATCTTGACACCAATCAGGGGGGGTTTTCATTATAGCTATAATTTTATCTAATGTCTCGTTTGGATTTATTGTAGGACCAATACATATAATCTCATCGTGCACTGTAAGTACAACATCAACTTCAGGCATTGTATTATTGATTGTAAGTAATTGATCTGTAATGACAATACGTGACAATGCTTGTATAACATTTTCACATACACGTGGACCATGAGTCCGTATCGGCGGTCGATTTATTTTCTGAGTATATAAAAAGTCACCAAAATTGTAATTTAAATGTGGATATTTTAAGAACATACCATTGGGCAGCTGGAGTGCGTTGTTTGACACTGTAATGGGACCAAAAACATTACCGTGTTGTGCTCTATCCATCATCGCATATAAAAACTGCTTACATACATTCCATAAGCTGGGGATGTTTGGGTACATAGTACGATAAGCAGTTACAATAGACAATGCAGTTT